CGCCGCAAGAAATGCAGGCCCACAACAGAGGTACAGGCTGCTCTCAATCAGCACAATGCGGAGAGACGTCTCATCAGGCTTATACACTCCAACTTTACCGAAGAGGATCTCACCATACATCTGACATACCGTTACGGATGGCTTCCGGATTCGGATGAACGTGCGAAGAAGGACATACAGAATTACCTGAAGCGGATCAAAAGGAGATATGCCAAGTTCGGCAAGGAACTGAAGTACATATGCGTGACCGAAAAGGGATCCCGCTCGGGGAGGTATCACCATCACCTGATCGTGAACGGTATTGATGATATCGATCGTGACGAGCTTGAGAGAATGTGGAAGTTCGGCCGTGCCAACTCCCGACGCCTGCAGTTCGGTGAGGACGGGGTTGCCGGTCTTGCGGTATACATCCTCAAGCAGGCTGAGGTATGGGGCAAGCGTTGGTGTGCTTCCAGAAATCTCGTGGAGCCTCAGGAGAAGGTCAACGATTATAAGATGACCAAGAGAGATGCTGCAGCTTGTGCAGGATCCTTTGCCGGTGCTGCAGCTGTGGTGGAGAAGCTCTACCCCGGATGGGAGCTGGTAAGTCTGCCACGTGAGATGGAAAACGAGGTGAACGGTGGGTATTACGTGACGCTTAGACTTAGGAAGATAGATATTAGTCGCAGGGATACGGAAAGGATGGTAAGGCGGAATTGAAATTCAAGTACGGTGGAAAATGGGGGCTGACGGCTGACGAATGTGCGTACATATACACCATATGCCAGCTTTACTCCAGGCAACCTATAGAGGTGCAGGCTGTTATCGGTTCCCTGGTGTGCGAGATCGGAGGTGAAGAATACCGTAGACCTTTGTTCGAGTGCCTGACGAAGCACGATTCTCAGCTCTACACAGCGCAGAAATATTACATGGACTGTTCTACTTTGTCCCGGCTTGTTAAGAGATTCTACGTGGAATATGCGAGGAGGCATATGCGTGGAGGTGCATGATGTTTTATAAATGACACCTCATCCACCGCTGACGCGGTCCCCCTTCTCCCACTGGAGAAGGCTAAACTGAGCAAATCGACTGTGGCACGAAACGCACGTGCGGGGGAGCACCCGTGTGCGTGTGCGTGCGTAAAATGGAAGGGACATTTGTGTCCTTACCTGCATGATCCCGGAAAAGATGCACGTTACGGATGTTAAATCCGGTATTTAAGAAGTTAAATTTTACACACAGCTTGATAAGTGCTGTGTGGTTTTGATAAGAAAAGGAGGAAGTATGAGAAAACTCAGAGAGATGTTATTCCGTTGGAGATGGTACAGAGCTCATCGGAACTGGAAGGACACCCGGCAGAAGAGGAAGGCTTACCGGAAGGCGTTAATGGAATGGAGGGGTGAGGGTGATGGCAACTTGTAAGGAATGTTTGCACTATGAAGCGTGTAGTGGTTTTATTCCAACTGAAAGAGATAAAGCCGTATGGCATTATGTTTCTAAAGGAATAAGTGACAAGATACCCAATATCGAAGAACGGTGTTCTACGTTCTGTAACAAAGCCGATGTTGTGGAAGTGAAGCATGGGGAGTGGAAGCTTGGGAAAAGTGGTTGTATGTATTTTTGTTCCAGATGCAATTATGCAGCGCATCCTCGGGAACAGGAAGAGTGGCACTTCTGCCCGAACTGCGGTGCGAAGATGTATGGAAAGGAGGGTGAGGAATGATGAGAAGATTCTAATGGAACCCGGAAACCCCGGGGTGGATGGAAACACATAAATCAAAAACAAAAAGGAGAATTCAAATGGAAAATGAAAAAATTATTGAACTGGCAAAATCACTTGACGTCAAACTCACAAAAGGGAGAGAAGGTTGTCCGGAAGGAGAGACTTTGATCAGCATCAATGTTCCTGTAGAGGATGTGGAAAAGATCATCGATTACCTTCTTGAAACAGCACAGGTCAAGACACCTTGTACATCTGCGGAGGAGAACGCGACACCTTGTACATTAGCACAAGAAGCGAAGATCACTGCTTTCGATCACACGATCGAGATGATGCGTTCGTCCGATTACAAAGAACGCTTCAGAGCTGAGTATGAGCAGACGAAGATCCGCTATGAGAAGCTGAAGAAGTTCAACACGAAGATTGAAGCTTCTGAGATTGCAGCTTCTTATAAAGCAGGTGTTGTAGCACCGGAACATGACTGCCCTGTTTATCTGCTTCGTGAACATCAAAGAAAAATGGGAGAGTACCTGCATCTGCTTGAGGTCAGAGCTGAGATCGAACATATTGAGCTGTGATGAGAAAAATGCGTGATATTCTATTCAGGGGAATAGCGAAAACCGACGGCCAACGATGGAAAAGGGGGCAATGGGTATTCGGTGACCTTGTACGTTTGCAGGACGGTAATGATGGGAAACCGCACATTTACGGCTACGGTGAAGTATTTCCCGAAACTGTCGGCCAGTACACCGGGATATGCGACAAGAACGGTCGGAAGATCTTCGAGGGTGATATTATCAAGTGTTCGATTATATACGATATCGGTTGTTATCCGCACTCTGAAACTGAAATAAAAGAGGTTAAGTATATAGAGGGATGTTTTATGCCGTTATATGATTGTGAGCGTAACACTTATGAAGTCATCGGCAACATCTACGACAACCCCGATTTAATCAAATAATACCCGATCCGGGAGGGAGAGATCCTTCCCGGATCTTTTTTATTATACGACGTCTTGATCCGCGTGGGAACTCTTTGACATTTAGGTGGAGCTGTGCCGGTGATTGCCTGCCCGTGCTACGGACAAAGTTGCAATTAAACGACCCCCTAAGGGTGGTATTGTATAGGTACCGGGATGGAGTATCCGGCATAGCGATCGGAACGGGAAAGGGGTGGGGATTCCGGTTTTACGAAGTAAAATTGCTGTCGCTCTCGACAGTAAAGGGATAACCACCCAAGCGAAGCGGTGGGGTGAGGATTTGCTTCGACAGAATTCGTTTCAGGGTGAAGGAGCGAATTGTTTCCGGTTCTGCGGAGCAGAATCGCTGTGCCTCTGCATAGCGAAGGAAACTATCGCCAAACGACCGAAGGGAGTGGTGGGCTGACACGTGGCAGAAAAGAAATACAAAAGCGCAGCAGCTCTTCGTGCCTCCTGCGAGGAATACTTTCGCTCTATATCCAGGACGGTTACTGCCAGTGAGAGGGTTCCCACCGGTGAGATTGATAAATATGGTCACGACATATTTGAGTCCCGTGACATTTTCAATGACGACGGTGCACCGATTCAATACATCGAATACGCGGTACCACCGTCCATCACAGCTCTCTGTATTTATCTCGGGATCTCACGGGAGACCTGGCGTAGGTACATCAGTACCGATGAGAAGTGGAGTGCTGTCGGAGCGTGGGTAAAACAGAAGATCAGATCTTTTCTTCTGCATGAGCTTATGACACGGACGAAGGGGATTCGTGCTGTGGAGATCAACCTTGAGAGAAACTATTCCGAGGGTGAGGATATTGCTGTTGGCAGTATCGACAGATCTGCCGAGCTGACTTCAGATCAGAAGCTGGAGTACATTCATCGGATCTCGGAGAGGGTGAAGTGCCTTGAAGACGATGACGAGTCGTGAGATAGATGCAGCTTATGCTGCAGCTGTGGATCTCGGGCATCTTCTTGATCGGACGCTCGATAAGTTCCAGCCGCTTCTTTTCTGCAGGAAGAGATACCTTGTGCTCAAGGGCGGTGGTGGATCCGGTAAGAGTCACTTTGCCGCTGACAAGGTTTTATGGAGATCTATCGGAGAAGCGGGACACCGTCAGCTTGTAGTGCGAAAGGTCGGCAAAGATCTTCGTGACTCATGCTTTTCCTTGCTCCGTTCTCATCTCGGTGAGCACTATCCCGATCTTGACGTGAAGGTGAACGTGACAAACATGACGTTTACGTTCCCCAACGGATCGGAGATCCTGCTTCGAGGTCTTGACAACGTTGAGAGACTTAAGTCGATCCACCACATCACATCTGTCTGGATCGAGGAGGCGACGGAGCTTGAGGAGAGGGATCTGTCACAGCTTGACATCAGACTTCGTGATCCCAGCCCGTACTACAAGCAGACGATCATTACCTTTAACCCGGTCAGTGCTACTCACTGGCTGAAGGCAAGGTTCTTCGACAAACCTGATCCCCGTGCGAGAATCTCGGAATCCACGTATCTCGACAACAGATTCCTGCCCGTGGAGTCGGCGGAGGTGCTTGAGCACTTCCGTGAGACAGATGAATACTACTACCAGGTATACTGCCTCGGTCAATGGGGAGTTACGGGCCGCACGGTATTCAATGCTCGTTTGATCTCGGAGAGGCTGACATCTCTCTCAGAGCCGCGAGAAGTCGGTTATTTTGAGAATATTCCTCCCGAGGGGCAGAAGCCTATCGATGCAAAATTCGTTCATCTCGGAGCTGCTGACGGCTCGGGAAACGGTATTATTC